TTAAGTCTGGGCTGCATAAGTTTGGTCGCTATTCCACTTGGTTTTATCTTCAGCATCTTAAGCATACCGCTGGTATTCTTATCAGCCCTACTAGTCTCATGCTGGATGATTATGATGGCTCTCGTTCTCATCGTAATGGATTATTGTGTGCCCTCGGTAGGCATGACGATATGGATAGAAAACTCACTGCTGGCGAGTATGCAACTCTTGAGTCGGAAGCCAAATATATCCTTACCGAGACCAAAGATAGATTCCCAGATTTGGCGAAAGACATAGACTTCTTTACAATGGAAACCTGCTTGTGTTCATTTAAGAAAATATTTAGAGCACATCATGGACGTTACCTTGGTTACTACTTAGATCGTCAGGCTGAGGAGATTATCAAAGCCGAAGGTGATGGTTGGTATGGTATTGATTGGGATGTTCTTTGGCAAGCAAGAGAAGAAACTATTGATATTCGTCTAGATGACAAGTATGGTATTGATAAAGAAAAGTTTCCTGCATTTATAAATTCAGGTAGAATAGAAAACTTGGAATGGATGTTTGAAGATGAAGAACCTATATTAATTGGACTAGAGAATTTTTAATGGCTCAGTGTATTATATTAAGTGGTGGGACATATAATAATCCCAATCAATCATATATCCAAAGAAATTTGGGTGCGTATAGAATAGCGTCTGCTTTACAACAAGAGGGATATTCTACTTTTGTTTTAGACTACATTGTTCATCTTTCAGTAGATGAAATCAAACTCGCATTAAGTAAATATCTTTCTGAAGAAACTTTATGGGTTGGATTTTCTTCTACTTTCTTTTGGAGTAATAATAGCAACTCCTTTTTGCAAACACAAAAAGAAAGAATGTACTATACTTCAATAGATGACATTGATTCTATTATCAATTATATAAAAACCAATAGCAAAGCAAAATTAATATATGGTGGCGCCAAAGCACCATACTTTCAAGCAGATACAAATATTGACTACTATGTTATTGGATATGCTGATACTTCTATTATAGAATTAACAAAACATATTCAAACTGGTTCAGATATTAAATTAAAAATTGTTAATGATACAAAGATAGTAGAATCTATAAATTTTGATGAACCAAAAATGGATAACATTAAGACTAACTGGAAAGACCAGTATGTTATTAATAAAGAAGGTTTACCAATGGAACTTGCTAGAGGATGCATTTTTAAATGTAAATTCTGTTCATATCCATTGCTTGGAAAAAAGAAAGGTACATATCTTAGGGATCCCTCTGAAATTAAAGATGAGATGATTCAGAACTGGGAACTATATGGTACTGAGTCATACTATATGACAGATGATACATTTAATGATGATAATGATAAGATTGACTCTTTACACAAGATAATTACCGAACTTCCATTCAAATTAAAATTCAGTGCATACCTCAGAGTTGATTTGATAAACAAATACCCACATCAAGCCACTCTATTAAAAGAGATGGGATTAATCGGAACATATTTTGGTTTAGAAACTATGCAACCAAATAGCGCAAAATCTATTGGTAAAGGATTACATCCATCTAAAGTTAAAGATAGATTATATTGGTTAGCAGAAGAATGGAAAAATTCTGTAAATATTGGCGCAGGATTTATTCTAGGATTACCACACGACACTGAATCATATTTTGAAGAATTAATTTCTTGGTGTATGGAATCTAATAATCCACTGCAGCACATATCATTCTATCCACTATATCTATTCCCAAGAAAATCTGATCATGATCTTGCTGCATATACATCAGAGTTTAGTTTAAAGCCAGAGATTTATGGGTATGAGTTTAATGATAAAACTAATTGGATGAATTGGACTCTGCACGAACAAGAACTAAGTTACGAAAAATGTAATTTGATTTCTAATGAATTTAATAGTATAATTACTCCTAGGAATAAAGTTGCTGAATTTCAGATGATTACAAATTTAAATATTGGAATTGATATCAACGATTTATATAAACATACTCTGATTGAATTAAGTCAAAAATATGATATACCAAAAATGAATTCTATGCGTATAAATGAATATAAACAAATGATTGGAGTTTTATAATGGCTATTGCTAAAAATCAAATGACTGGACTTACTGGTGCTATGTATGAAGATATGAATAATAATTCAACAATTTCAATTGCACCAAGTTCTATAACGATGGGCAGTATTACTACAGCTACTGGAACTGGTAGTATATCACCAATGCGCACTCCAATAGAAGTTATTTTAGATCGTTACCAATTAAATGAAATCACTGTTCAGCATCGGGTTCAAGAGTTTGAGATGATGAAACTGCGTGAAAGTAATGTAGATTATGCTACTGAGATTAAACGCAATCTAGCAAAACATGCTTCAGAAGAAGTTACTAATAAGATGACCTTCACAAAGAAAACAGAAATAGGTAGTGATACTCATTCATTCCGTGGACGTGTTTGGGTTTTTAGTAAAGAAGAATTAGTGAAAATGATTGAGGAAATTAGAAATGGCATTTAATGAAAACGTGGGTGTAGTTGACACCATAAATGTAGAAAGGGTAACTAATCCTATGAAGACTAGAAAGATTATCGCAGTCGGTGGTTCTCCTGGAACTGGCAAGACTACTTTGTTCCGTAAGTTTATGGAAGACAAAACATGGCTAGAAGTTTCTCCTGCTAAATTGGTAAATGCCTCTTACAATACCGAACGAGATCTTTATATCCTCGGTAAATACGATGATGGTGAAACCTTTGCTGGAACTGATCGACTTTCTATGGCAGTTCAACCACCTCTTCAAGAATGGGTTGCCTCCCATAACTGCAATATCCTTTTCGAGGGAGATAGGGTTTTCAACCAGTCATTCCTAGAGTTTTGTATGGGTCTTCCGAATACCCAACTAGAAGTGGTGTTTCTGAAGGCTCCGAAAGATATCCTAGAACAACGATATAAAGATCGTGGATCCGACCAGTCTGAGCAATTCCTACGTGGAAGAGAAACTAAATATAGTAACCTGATGTCAAATTTTGATTTGATGCCCTATATCACTGAGTTTGCAAACACTAACTTAGAGGAGCAACAGAAGGTACTTGCTTTTTTGGAGAAGCAATTTATTAGTTAAGCAAGCATCTTCTAGGAAGTATGACTTACCTAGAGAACGCTAATTTTGACTGGATGGACTTACTCAATTTCTATGAGCGTCCATTTAGAGCAAAACTCATTCCAGCAAAAGTGTGGTTAGATCTAGATTCCTATAAGAATAATCCTGTTGGGTTATCAAACTATGTCAGAAAATGGCGCACTAAAATACAGTGGTGCCGTGAAAAGTCCAAAGCAAAATGGACTGAAAATTATGTGGCTATCGGTGGCGAGTATTCTCCCGATGAACGTCAGATAACTCTTCAAATCTATACGCAAAAGTATAGCACATTCCAATTTACCGATAAGTCTTGGTCGTCATTTAAGTTTCGTTTGATGCAAACTTTGATGCACGAGATTATCCACTTCATGCAATATGATAGACGTAGTGATGAGTGGAGCAATTACGTAGTTCCCTATAAGAAAGTGGGGATCGCCAAGAAAGATGAGCAGAGAGCATACCTCTCTGAGTTTGATGAGATACAAGCATATGCGCATTGTGTGTATCTAGACTTTAAAATGCGCAGACCAAATGTAGATTTCGACATTCTGTTGAGCCGTTATAAACAAAAACGCGATTCATCTACACTTCACTACTTCTTAAAGACATTTAACTATGATTTAAGAAACAATCATGCCACTCGTAAGATCATAGACCAGATAGGTAAATGGGATCGCAAGTATAATAGATTGACCTAAATATCAAATTATAGATTATTAGGTTAATTATGGCTGCGATTACTACAACAAAACAGGCACAAAGTGCCATCATCAAATACTATTCTGAAGAACTAAAGAAGAAAGGTGTTGAACCAATTAAATCTTCTAGAGGTGGACCGCATTTACGTATTGCTTATGCTGGTGATGTTAAGAAACTACTAAATTCCATTCTTCCGTGTACACTTAAAGAGACTGATGTTTCAATTTCTGGTTCATATGTAACTCAAGAATTGACTATCGGTAAAGATATTAAGGATAGTGCTGGTAAGACTGCTGCAAAAAAAGGAGATAAAATTTATTTTATTTTGGCAGTTTCTTCAAAAGGTGAACTCAAAACAAAACAACTTACACCAGATGCTCTTGGTTTTGGTGGACAAAAAGTTTCAAAGACAGCTTTACTAAGTACCATAAAAGATGGAGTAAAGAGTTCTACTGCCCCAGACAATATTAAAGGATTCTTAAATGAATTGGCTACACAATCTGCTAATTCAACAATTAAACTTTCTGATAAGTATATTGGGGCAATTTCTGATACTGATCTTAATATCATAGCCAAAGACTTTGGAGAACTTTCTGGAGCAGTTTGGTTCATGAACCAATTTAACAAGAAAGTTGATTCTATAAGTTATCCAATTAAAGCCAATGAACCTTTAGTTGATTATTATGCAAATATTGGTAAAAAGAAAATAGCAGTTTCAGCTAAAGCGAATGAGGGTGCGCCCCCATCAATTAATGCTATCGCAGATATCTTAAGAAATGTTAGTTATGAAATTGTTGCGAAAGAAAATGCAAGGAAAGCGATTATAGCAATTAGCGATAACTCGACTGTAGACGGTATCGTTGAAGCAGCAAAAAATTTAAAACATCCTGGATATCTTTGGCTAAAGAAAAACTTTTTTAAGAATTTAGATTTCACAGCTGCTCAATGCGAGACCACCTTATCAGGATATAAAACTCATAAAGCATTACTCGCAGAGTTAAAGCCATTCTATGATTTGATTGGTAGATCTGGATCTGAGGATATCGCAAAGCGTATATTTGACACAAAGGCAAAACGCTGGGGATTGATTATATCTCCCCTTGGATACTCTCTGGTAGATATTCTTAATAAAGAAACTACTTATTTGAGCGTCTTAAATGATGCTGCGAATAGTATTGTAGTATCTCAAATTTATATTAAAATAAACAAAGCCCAAAAGACAGTAAATTATACTGTAAAGGAATTCAGTTCTTCAGCGTTTAAATTTGAATATAATGCTAATGCTGGCCAGCCTGGACTAAAGAAGATATCCTTTAAAATGGATAAAAAGGCTATGAAATAGAACCTCTTATAAATAACCATATAACTACTTAATTGATGGATTAAATGAAAGATTATAGACAACTAATCAAAGAATTACCGAGTAAAACGATAGTTCTAGCCTGTTCTAAGTTCAACCCTCCGACTATCGGTCATGAACTTCTAATCAAGGCTGTCAAATCTGTAGCTGAGCAGAAGAATGCTAGTTACGCCATCTATGCGTCCGATATTAGCGACGCCAAAAAGAATCCCTTAATAGTAGAAAAGAAGTTACAGTATTTGAACCTGTTGTTTCCGAACACCATGTTCTCTACTTACTCAGATAATCTTAGCGAAGTAGTTTCTAAATTGAAAGAAACTTATCGCAATGTTATCGTTGTGACGAGCGCAGATAAAGTAGTTTCTCTAAAGAAGTCTTTGAAAGAAGCCACTGTTATTTCTGCCTGTTCAAAAGATCCTGACGCTGAAGATGCTACTCGTAGTTTCGCAGTTAAGGGTTTATATGAAGAGTTTAAAAATAATTTACCATCAGCTATTCGGGATATTGATTCTCGTAGATTGATGAATGATATTAGAGTTGGTTCAGGACTTGAGCCAATCAAAGAAGAAATTAAGTTAGTTAAAGACGAACTACGTGAACAATATTTCCGTGGTGAAATCTTTAATGTTGGTGAGCAAGTAGAAGCTGATGGTCAGCAATATGAAATTGTTAAGCGTGGTTCTAATCACTTATTGCTTAAAGAATCTACTGGCAAATTAATTAGTAAATGGATTCAGAATGTTACTTTGGTTGAGAAGAAGGTTGAGAAGAAGAAACTGAAATCTTTTAAATCTACTGTAAAGAATCTTGATCAGAATGCAGGACTGACTCCTCAAGATTTTACATCAAAGACATTTGATCCAATGTCAAACACTGGGGTTACTAATGGATGAATTAAAAACAGCAATTAAAGTATTGCTGGCAAACGCAACTGTGATGTATTATAAAGCGCATCAGTTCCATTGGAACATAGAAGGCGCAGAGTTTACTCAGTTCCATGAATTCTTTGGAGATTTGTATACTGATGTATATAATTCAGTTGATCCAATAGCTGAACTTCTACGTAAGTTAGATGACTATGCTCCAGTAAGTATGGATGAGTTATTTAAGTATAAAACATTGCAAGAAGAAACTACTAGAGTTGAACTTCTTGTTGACATTTTGGCAAGTCTTATTAAAGCAAACGACGAAGTCCTTGCCAGCCTAAATAAAGTGTTCACTATTGCGAATGCTGATAAGCAACAAGGTATCTGTAATTTTATCGCCGATAGAATAGATACTCATCAGAAGCATGGTTGGTTCTTGCGTGCTTCCGCAAAGAAAATAGGATAACCATACAAAGTTGAGGGGATTACAAATATCCCTTTACTTTTGTTGCAAAGTACGGTATAATAGGATAATAAGATGAAATCGTTTCAAACATACTTAAAAGAAGAAGCCGAGGAAGGTGCTAAGTTAAAGCATATTACTCATGCTGAAGATCGTCCATTGATGCATGGCCATGAAGGTTTTGAACATGCTCATGGCGCATTAATGCAAGCGCATCAACATACTGCTGCTGGCGCAAATAATAGTAAGTTGACAATGAAGTATGATGGTTCTCCTTCAGTTGTTTTCGGTCACCATCCTAAGAATGGTAAGTTCTTTGTTGGCACAAAAGGTGCTTTTAATAAAGATCCAAAGATTAATCACACAGAAGCTGACATCGATAAGAACCATGGTCATGTTCCTGGTCTAGCAGTTAAACTAAAAGCAGCATTAAATCATCTACCAAAAGTAACACCAAAGACTGGTGTTTATCAGGGCGACATTATGCACTCGGAAGGTGATGTTAAGACTGACAAGAAATCAGGTTCTGCTAAGTTTACTCCAAATACAATCTCTTATACTGCTAAGGGCGATGAAGCCAAAAAAGCATCTGGTTCAAAGATTGGTGTAGCTGTTCACCAGAAATATGAACATGGTGAAGGTGCAGATCCTAAGTCTCTAGAATCAATGCATGTTACTCCGCACCCAGATACTCATAATTTTGGTGATCATAAAGACGTTCATCTTAAGACTGCTAATCATGATACTTCTAAAGTAAATTATCCAAAAGAAGCGCAAGATGAATTCCATAAGCACATGAATGCTGCAAAAGACATTCATGATACTCATGGTCATAAAATGTATGATGCTGTTCACCCAGCGCATAGTGGTGATGCTGGTCACTTGGCTTCTTATATTAACCATACAGTTCGTACTGATTCAGTTCCAACTGCAAAAGGTTTGCAAGGACATGTTACTTCTCACTATGAAGGTAAAGCAGCAAAAGTTAAGTCTGATGCAGCAAAGGCAAAACATACAGGCGAAGGTGCGGCACAAGTAGCGCATATCGAAAAGAATAAATCTCACTACGATAATCTATTGACTATGCATAGCCATTTGGCTTCTGCTAAAAATACATTGGTTAAGAGTTTAAATACACATACTGGTGGTCTTGAACATCATATTGGTGATAACAAAACAGACCCAGAAGGATTTGTTGTCAATCATGAACGTAATGGTAAAGAAGAGCCAACTAAATTAGTTAATCGTAAAGAGTTTAGTAAAGCCAACCTATTAAAAGTCTATAAGAAATGATTTCCTTTAAAGAATATCTACAGGAACGTGCAATTGATGCAAAGGGATACAAGAGTTCTGAGGGTGGATTGACTCAGAAAGGTGTTGATGCTTACAACCGTAAAACTGGTGGGCATTTAAAGATGGCAGTAACTACACCCCCATCAAAATTAAAAGCTGGAAGTAAAGCTGCTAATCGTAGAAAATCTTTCTGTGCTCGCATGAGTGGCGTTGATGGTCCAATGAAAAAACCTAATGGCGAGCCAAGTCGTAAAGCACTGGCATTAAGAAAATGGAATTGCTAATATGTTAACATATAACGAATTAAAAGAAAAGTGTAACTGCTGGAAAGGCTACAAGCGAGTTCCAGGCACAAAACCATGCGCAGAGGATAGTTGTATGAAAGAAGAATTCGGTGGGAAAGAAAAGTCAGATAAATCTGTTTCTCTTAAATCTAAAGTAATTGCATTTGGTCGTATGAATCCTCCAACTGCTGGTCATGAACAAGTAGTAAATAAAGTTCGTTCTGTTGCCAAAGAACATGGAGCCGACCATGCAGTTATTCTTTCTCATAGTCATGATCCTAAAAAGAATCCATTAAGTCCTGAACAGAAAGTTACTCACGCCAGAAACGCATTTCCTGGAACTACAATAAATGCAGCAAGCAAAGAACATCCTACTATCCTTCATCATGCAGCACAAGCCCATGCTGCTGGCGTTAACCACCTACACGTAGTAGCTGGTTCTGATCGTCACCAAGCCATGCATGATTTACTTCATAAGTATAATGGTCAGCATGCTGCTCATGGTCATT